TCAGACTTCACTAAACTCTCTCGGCAATTGCCGTCTCTCAACTTCCGAAAGATACGCTTGCTTGCAATGATCCTTTTGCCAGAAAAATAACTTATTAATTGCAGCGTGGAAGAATTTCCATTTCTTTTTCGGACTTTTCGCAAGTACCGCTCCGCGATATGCTCTAGACGATAGCGTTTCGTCTGGACTTCCCCAAGTGAGAGCATTGAAAGCTTGATCAATCGCAATCGCCACATTTAACCAGTATTTATTCTTCATAGTTAGCACTCCAGCCAGTTGAAAAATCATAATTAAGCGGATCTGATGATTTCAGCATTTCCACTCGATGTTTTTCTGCATTGATGTGATCTGCGTTTTCAGTTACAACCATCGCTAGAAAAATCTCATTCAACAAAGTGCGATCCATTTTGATAAATGAATTGTCGTAGCACTTCCAGTCAATCTCGCCAAGTGAATCAATCACTTTATCTAAGCCGAGATACTTCGTCTTTTCCTCTTCGCCAGTTTGAAACCACTTGCCGACTCGAGCGATATATACACCGCCCAAGCCGTTTTCATAGCGTTTTTTCTTAATTTTTTCCCACATCTCATCTTGTTGAATCGCAAGAAGTTGCGCTTGTTTTTCTTCGTCGATAACCCATTGATCGCAGTTCCAAACATGCAGTTCTGAAGGCTGTCTATCGACTAGAATATATTCTCCTTGGCAAAGAATAAGTTGTTTACTTTCAAGCTCAACATCCTCTTCAATTTCAAACTCAATAAAATCTTGTAAGTTTTGCGGAGCCGGAAAAATATGATATTGATTCAGATCAGACTTTAAAAAATATACTTGCATAAGAATTCCTCTAAATTGCTGTAATCTGTTTCAAGAAAAAACTAGAAATATCAATAATTTTAATTTTATTCTCTTCTACAAGCTCAAGTTGAACATTTCTCCAACCGCCAGCATACATTGCACCATGAATGTATTTTTTACCTGCAACTTCAAGAGAATATTTATCAACATAAACACTTGTTATATGGACATTGTCATTATTATTTAATGAGTGGCTAGACGACGACTGTAAATAAAGTGTTAATCTTTTATTTAAAACTGAATCTTTAAGCTGAATAACATTTGTTGAGCTCTGAGTTACATTTCCCGACCAAACAATAGTGCTTTCTTTTTTTGTGCTATTTATCTTTTCTTCAACTTCTTGAAGTTTAAAACTCGTCTGCTCTCTGTTTTGATTTAATAGCTTTTCAAGTTGTTGAGTTTTTGTTCCAATCTGCTGTAAGTCTTGTGCTAGATTTCCAACATCTAAAACACCTGCATTTTCGATCACGCCAAAAGCTTTTATCCAAAATTGAATATCATCAAACTTGTTTTTAGCTTTAATACAGAGTTTTAAAACAATTGATTTAGGGCGTGTTTCTTCGCCACCTTCTGCCGCTAAATTATTTTTCTGTCTAGCATAAACGTTGTTAGTTCCGTCAGAACCATCTAACGTCATGACAAACGGTGCAGTTAAAACAGGGCTAACATCATTGTAGTACTGCGACATTTGTTGATAATCGTTGCTGTTATGAGAAAGCGGTGTTCTATGTGTATGTTTTTTGATTTCATCATTTTGTGTTGCACCGACATTCAACCCATTGCCCGCGTTACGAATAAAGCGATCTTCAGCAAGTGGCACTTGTGCAATTGAGCCGTATTTTGCAACTAAATACTGATAAAGTTCAGGATAGCTCTGCTGTGTAACTGTTGTTCTAATAGAATCAAACGCAATCCAGCCATCAGGGATAGAGTCTGTCACAAAATATGCTGTCATACCAACATCACTGCGGTGTAAATTTGGTAGGATGTTGCTATTTCCGTTGGCAACATATAAATCAGGATATGTTGCTTGATTGAATGTACCACCAATCGCTTTTAAATACCCATGCGGTGTAATGTGTTTTGGGAAAGCGACAACAGAGCCAAGTGGCATACCTTTTTTCCCCGCTTCGTCAATGAAATTACTTACCTCTTTATAATCAATCGACCATCTCACCCAGTAAGTAGAATCAACAATATCCGGACGTTGATTTTTACTCGCCTTTTTAGATCTATAAGTTTTATTATCGTATTGAACGTATGCGCCAACAGGATAGTCTAATGTTGCAGACCATTCAGGTAATCCACGTTGCAGCATATAATTAAAGTGCTCATCAATGCGCTTAAATAATGCATTAAAATGTTCCATTGTTGGAATGCCACCAGTTTGTTCAAACGTAAACCCCCACCCCCTTTCAACATCAGGGAATGCGCTAACTTCTTGTGAGCCAGCATTACTCGCAAAAATCTTCTCGTCAGGTTTGTTTTGGATTGCCATTTTTAACCTCTGTTATTGAATTGAATAATTGAATTTAACGCCAACTTGGCGTGGCAAGATGTCTAAATGCTCTACTGCAAATTTCTTAAAGTCTGTCATTTTTGTTCTGGGAATCGAGATCGAAACCGTCATATCGTAATTGTCAGTAACATCGCAACCTTCACCAAAAACAAAAAGACACGCTTCGATAATGTTCGGTAGCGTGCCTGTTTGGTAATTTTTCAGTATTCGGCATTTAATCAAGAATCGATAATCTTCATCAGATAACCTTACACTGTCGGCTAACGGATCTCGTCTGCGATACCATTGTCCGCCTACATTCTGATTTAATCGCCCAAAACTAAGTGCGTGTTGTGAAGTGTGAAATCCAAAGAATTTTCTAAGCTGATACCCATTAATAATTCTGAGCTGTCCAACGTGTTTGCCAACCAAATCTAGCTGATGACCTGTCGACTCTTCAATGTTTAAAATATTTTTCAGGTTATTTAGTTCGATGAAACTTGATCCAAATATATCCTCAAATAGCTTTATCGTTGCAACAGCTCTAGGCTTGTGCCGATATTGCCAAATTAATAAGTTAGAATAACTCATTACTCTACCTCAATTTGAATATTTGCCAGTTGAATTCGCGCTAGCTCTCTCGGCTGGATAATAATATTCTCAGCGTTTAATGCACCGGAACTTCTACCGATTTTTAAGCTCTTAACCCAAAACCCACCGACAGTGTTAATTGGGCTGTAAAGTCTTGAAAGGGAAACATCCTCACCGATTTTAAACTTCACATTCGATAGCATTCTTTTTACTTCGTCTTTGTCGATTTCGGTAAAATCTTCGTATCGGACTAGTGTCATACTAATATGAACATCTACTGGCGTTGCTTTATCGAATTTAATTGTTCTTTGTTTGCCATTTATCATTAAATTGACAGATGTTTGCCCCTGTAATCCAATGCCAGCACCTTTATTTTTATAAATGACTTGTGCGATGTCAGTTTCATTCCCACCTTCTACAACGACATTAATTGAGTGAGATGGAATACCTATGTTGTCTGTTTGACTTGTATTATTTTCTAGAACAATAACTTGTTTAACATCCGCCAAATCACCAATTCCACCCTCAATGGCTTCAGCGGAATTGGTTGCGTTTTTCGCTCGGCTTTTAGCAAAACGTTGTCTTAATTGGCTATCAGTTTCTTCTTCAATGCCAATTTCTGCATCAACTGAGGTTGTAACACTATTCAGACCGAGAGTGATTGTTTCGATAGTTAGTTGTGTATTAGCATTGAGACTGAACGCCCCCAACTCTTCACTTCTAAAATCTGCTCTAGCTGAACCCGACTCGTTTAATGTTGCCTTTTGTTCTAAAATCCAACGAGTTTTATTAGTATCAGACACAATCAGATTATTAATTTCGGTATATGGATCACCAGTTAAAATCACTGATCGCAAATAACTATAGCTAGCTTTACGTCTCACTAAGCCAGCATAAGCAACTCTCTGCTCTAACCAAGCCCCTGTAGCTAAATCAGGATCTAACTGTCTATAGACATCTTCCGCTAATTCTTCTAAATCAACTTTAATCTGCCCTAAAATCCCGATCATTTGTCCATCTGGTGTATCAGGATCTATATTGATATTTTGTCCATAAATGCGTTTAAATCCTTGCTCAATTCTCTCTAAAATAGAATCAAGCCTTTCAATCACAATACCACTTTCTACAAGCTTAGCCATTTTCAACCCCTTAAGAATGATAAACGACACTGTGTGAAGTGCCGTAAATATCTAAATAATCAATTGTCACTGTCAGCGTCCGTTCATCCGCATTAAAATTTAATTCATAATGCGTGAGCTGTTTCACACCTTGCGTTTCTAACACTTGCCTTTTTATCTTTAATTCAAGCTCATTGAGATTTATTGCCCGCCCCATTTTTTCTAACCACGGTAAGCCGTGTTCTAAATCTAAAAACCAGTCATTTGCGAAAGACCAAAGACGTGTTTTTACACATTGTGCAATAGCTTCGCTTTGGTTTGCGTAACTGTTAAAACTATTGCCAAATGTCCAGTCGTGATTTTTATCAACTCGTCTTACTCTCATTGAGGACCCCCTGTTGTACTTGGTCCATTAGCAACGCCAGTATGGACGTGAGATTTACCAGAAATACCCGCGGCAGTGATATCAGTATCGCTCGAAATAACACCTGTGGCATTAAAAGTACCGTTTTGGCTTGTATCTCCATCATGGGACATATTCCCTTTTAGGTTGACATCGCCTTGGATAAAAATTGTGCCGTTTGTTACTCGAATGAATGTACTACCATCTAGCGTTTGCATTGATAGACCATCCATAAAAAAGGATTTAACTGCGTTAGGCACAGAACAAATACCAGGTATAAACATCGCATCTGACAGATCGTGAAAGCGATAATCTAGCGGCTCTGCTGCTTTCGACGATTGCCACCAACCGTCAATACAACGCTCACTGAATAATGCTATTCCTTCATCTCCCGCAGTTAATGGGAAAGTAAAAGCAAAGCCACCGCCACGAGGAAAAGAAACAGGCACATAAACAAGTGGCGGGATTTGTACAGCCTTACCATCTTTTAAAACCTGTTTAATCTGTATAGCTAGTGTTACTGTTTGATTTGCTGGGTCGAAGTTGACCACCTTTGCCGGTAGTGAGGTATGGAGATTCATTTGAGCATATTTTATTTGCTCGTCCGCCGCAGTCTCGGGCGTTGCTAAATGCGTGTTGTATGACATATATTTTCTCCATAAAAAAAGCTCACCGAAGTGAGCTTCAATTTAAAATTCATTTAGTTAGTATTCATTTTTAAAAAATGCTTTATACAAAATCTCTTTACGTTTCCCTTTAGGTCCAAATAGATAAATACCTAATGCCACTATCACCCAAAGAAAAATAAAGCTACCACCTATAAATAAAATGAGAAGTTGATCTGTAAATAAAGAGTACACAACCATGCCTATAGGAATTAAGGATATGAAAAAAACAATTCCCCATGCTGATGTATTGATAATTTTCATTAAACTATTTAATACTGAATTCAACATATTTCACCTCCTTATTTACATTTGAATATAACAAAAATAGCTTGTTTTGTTTAACATTTTCTTAAAACAAAACTTAGAGCGTTTTTTCTAGTGTAATAAAAAAGACCACTAAATTATGGGCTTTTGAAAGAGGATAGATTTACTTAATAATGACGTATTTAACTTGATTTTGTTTATCTTCTTCTCGTTTCATTTTTTCAAACTCTCTCTCAACTTTTTTATTGATAATATAAAAGGTGGTTACCGCAGCGAATACTAAAAAACATAAGCCTCCAATAACATGATACCAATACAAGTTATTTAGAACAAAAAACAGCACAAAGAATAATGGGATAAGGGAAAATCCTGCTACAATGCAGACCTCCTTAAATAAAAAACGCCACATTCCCATATTTCACCTCCTTATTCCTCTTCAAACATAACAAAAACAGTCTATTTTTTCAACCGCACTATAAAAAGTGCGGTCGGTTTTTCAGTCGTTTTAACGTAAGTAGTGAACTAGTTTATTTTCTGTATGATTTTGTAGATGTGGGTTAGAAAAAATAAAATCTTCAATCTCTTTTTTCCATATCTTGTTCTTCATCTGCACTAGATTTTTCATGATGATTTTCTCTGAACTTTGTGCAAGATTGTAACTGGCAACACCGAGATTAAATGCTGTCTTATAGTTTCTGTGGCTTTCAAGTTCTGAAAACAAATCCATTATTTTTTCCCACTCAAATGTAGATTCATTTAATTTAGCTATTGCTTTTGCAACAACATAAAATGCTTCTTCATCGAGTAAAATTCCATGTGGTTTTGGTTCAGGTAAAGCAAGCTGTTGTGGTTTGTTTCTGTGCATTGCCAGAAATGCCCGTAATACGATTAAGTGGAATTTTGGACTAATCCACATTGCATAAGATAAAACTAATTCTTCGCAAGCGTAAGTGCCTGAATTAACACCACCATGAATAACTTTGACCGAGTTGCAGATCTGCAACTTGCTTTCTTTCTCAATTTCAGCAATAAGATCTTTAGTTTGATCTAAACGTAAAAAGAAAGTAGGTTTGTGTTTAGCTTCGTTACCGCTTGCTTTATGTAAATCAGTTAAAGAATAGAGACCATCAACAACACGGATTGATTTATTGAGAATAGATAAACTTGACATAATGAACATTTCCTTTTGAGAGAATTGCCCTAACTTAATTAGGGTGATCGGCAGCTCAAAACCAGTGTTCAGGCTGGCGGAGTTATTCCCTTGCGGTATTGTATTCCTCGCACTGCCGATCATTGAATTAAATTGTCTATCTCTTTTCTTGCCTAAATTTGCTGATAGAGAAAGAAGCACAAATTTTAGATACAAAAAAATCACACTAACGGGGTGAATTGAGATAACCGCTGAACAAAAGGCTTTTGAGACCTTGTTTTAAAATATAAAACAAAAATCCCACCGTGTAAAGTGGGATTAAGATTTATTCTTCGTTTGTGTTCTTGTCCGAGTGAGGTGTTACTATCTTTCCAACTGCGAATACACCAGCTAACGCAACAAGGACGCTAATCATAACAGTAACTGACAACCCATACTGCCCTTTTTCCATCAGGGAAAAGCAAAAGAAAACAACCAATGCAACGCTTATCATAGCAAAAACTAAACCTAACCCTCTAATAAATAAAGACCATTTAGGGATAGAATAACGATTTTTTTGCTCGTTTTCAGCTAATCTCATAATTCTGTCAGCCCCGTTTGGGATAACTTCATTATATTTCTGGATTTCTTGAGCCATCGGAAGGGGCCCCGAATGACTAACTTGTTGCTGAACAAGTAAAGATATCACACCACTTGCTTCAGGTGTTCCTAAAACTTGCTCAAGTAACTCTGGTGTTTTAACAACTTTTTGAACTATTTCATTGTTGTTATCCTGTGCTACTAAGTCAGCTTCATCCTGTTGTTTTTCCTGCATCTTCTGACTTTCTCATTGCTTTATACAAATAACCACCTACAGCGTCCCAATCCTCTTTTAATTTTATTTGATCATCGCTTGCAGGACGTACATTTATAGGAGTGAAAATAGAGCCAATATTCAAAATTGATCCCATGCCTATCATAAAACTTGCAACATATGTTAGTTTGTGTGATGTTTTCATAGTGCGTTCCTCCTCAATTTTTTGACTAAAAAAGCTCGCACAAGTTCGATTGGCAAGCTACATCTTTAGTTAAATTGCTACAAAGAACAAAATGATTACTGTCACTAATCTTTGTTAATATGTACTATTAACTCTTCAAATGATTGTTTAAGTGTTACTACTTAACTATGACTTACATAGTGCTGAAATGGTACTTAATTTTGATAAACTATGCAAATAATTTCGCAATTTTTTCTAAGCCATCTATACGATGTTGAACATTTAAAGCTCTAAGCATAAAAAAGCCCCTCTAGGTCAAGGGGCTTAAAATTAAGAATAACTTTATTATAGATTTTTCATTGTATTTTGCTCTTTTTGTTCTTGTATTTTTGCTTTATTTGGATGAGAATAAATCAACTTAAAATAGTGATATTTATCTCTACCTCCACTATTGCTTTCTTTTGTCAAATATTGAATACCAATATCGACACCTGACACATTAAAATTATATCCGGCTAAATTACTCTTACCTAATATATCCTTGTATTTTTCTTTAATTAGGGAAACGTATGTTTCTATCTGCTTTTCTATTTCTATTTTACCAAGAGTCGCAAATTTTGACACTGATACGGCTCTAACTTCAACCAATCCCATGTTTTTGTTAAAAACTAACTCATAACTATTTATGTTTTCTAGATTAGCATTGCTGTCTTTGGCATCAATTTCAATTTCTTGGGTGTATTGATTTTGAGTTATCGTCTTAAATTTAACTTTGTTCTTTTCAAAATCCTGAACTCCAGCTCCCCATTCAAACCCAGCTAATTGAGGAATTTCTTGCTGCACTGTTGAGTTTATACTTTCAGTTTTAGTATATTGCTTATCTTTAGAGGCAACGAACCCTATAACAATCAACACAGCCGTCGCAACCAATACCCATATCAAAAAATATTTAATGATTCTATAGCATAAATGAGGTTTTTGTTTAGGCTGATTATTGCTAGGTGGTTCATCATTCATTTCTGGGATATCCATATCGTTTCGAAGATACTCAACATGGTCATCTTCAACTAATTTATTTTTAGAGTCGCCACTAATTTTTGTTCTAGAATAAATTCCTGTACCAGGAATGCCTGTATTTAAGTATGCTCCGTTTTTACCTATATTTACAGAAGCGCCCTTTACACCAACCGTTGCACTTACTCCGCTCTTACTCAAGTTAACTGTAATACCAGGTGCTATTTTTACTCTCTTTCTAAATTTAAATGGGTTTTTGAAAGCACTTCTTGCCATACATTAATCTCCTTATTTAAAAGAAGTTAGATTCTAAACATTATTAAAATCATTGTCTGTGTTGGAGATCACAATTATTTACTTTCCTACTTTCTTAAAAATACCGATCACCTGTAAAATATTTCTATGAATAAAATACAGGTTCCTTCATATGCAGATTAATCGAGCTACTCAAAAAAATATCTTATTAAAACTAGCTGAGACTTATCCATCACCGAACCCTAATGCATTTCAAATTATATCGGATGACGAATATTCAAAAATTGGCTTGAGGATCGATTTTGTATTTGAACATTGTACTGAAAAAGAATGTATAGCTAATTTATTCTATCTACAAGAACACGATCTTGTTACTGGTTTTTTTGAAAAAAATACATGTTGTAATTTCAGCAAAGGACGACTAACGCATAAAGGCGTTGATTTTCTTTTAGATGACGGAGGGCTATCATCTATATTAGGTACAATCACTGTTAAGTTACATGAAGACACATTAAAAAAACTCCTATTATCAAAAATAGAAAATGCAGATCTTCCAAAAGAGGAAAAAACAAAGATTATCAAAGTAGTCAAGAATCTTGGGAACACTGCCCTAGAACAAGTTGTAGCCAATTTGGTAGATATTGGGTTTGAGAATCTCCCAAAATTAATTCCTCTACTGAGAACAATGTCTGGCCTTTAACTCTGAGTTGCTTTTTAAATAATAAATGCCCAACTAAATCGCCATTTTTGTTTTTAATCGCAACAGTAAACTTGTCCACTTTATTAGATGGTTTATTAATAGACATCATGAAGCGATCATTTTCATCTAACCAAGTCTGAACCCCTAGACATTGAAAAGGTTGTGACATTTCTGTTGTGTTATTCATAAATTCCACCTATTTACTCTCTTTTTTCTTCTCAACTTTTTTAAACTTTCCACCAATAACAGTTAATTTGCTTGCCCAATCACCACCCAATCCATCGCCACTATGTGATAATTTAACGATTTTATATTCACCGTTAAAATACTCTAAAATTGATTTAACGTTAACAAGACCGCCAATTTGAAGTGCTGGATTAAGCAAGCAGGAAAGTTCTAATCCATCGTCTGTTTGCTCTGGCATACCAAGCATTCCAGTTTCTTGCGAAAGTAGAATAACATCATCATTAAGTACTTTATCTTTTGGTAAAAAGACAAGGCTGCCGTCCTGAATTGACCAATCCGCATTGTTATTTCTTGCAATGCGATTCAACACCTCTCGACTGTCACCATTCATCACTCGCCCTCGCGGGAGTTGTCTTTTGTTCGGAATATCGACCGCACTTTCATTGACTTGTGGCATTGTCTTTTGAATTTCTTTGATAATCTGTTCATCAGTCGCACCCTTTTTCAGCGTGGATGATATCCTTGATTCAGTATAAGCTTTGAATCCGTCTGAACACTCAATATCTAAGATAAAATCCAATCCATCACGTCTAACTTTGATTTTGTTAATATCACCAGAATAAATCATTCTTAATTCGTGATACCCAACAAATAAAGCGATCTTCACAAATGATTGGCTTAATGCTTGGTTTATATGTGTTCTGTTCAAGTTCCAAACGCTTATTTTAGCTGGATTAGGCTTTTCATTGATTGTCTTGTCGATCTCAAAAGAGACTCTTAATTGTTCAATAATTAATGTCTCATTGTCATTACTCAGCTCAACTTTCCATTGCCGTCCGAATTGCTTCATCTTTTTCACCTATGTAGAGAAAACATCTTGTACCGAGATCTTGAATGGAAAATGGATCTAAATTCGCACCACTCTCATCAACTAGAAAGAACACATAAGGGCGAGTTGACCGTATTAATAACGGAACACCGCAAGCAATAGCAAGACCAGAACAAATTTGCTTTTGACTTGACACCTCAAAAACATCCATCGCCCAGAAGTTTCCAATGCTATTGAACCGCAGCGTTAGACGTATTTTGATCCCTTCAAATTCAAATGTTTGCTCTTGAAATGGATCTTGTGTAACTGGAATTTGTAGCATATTAGGTCCTACTATCTAGAAAAGACGTTTAAGTAATGATTTTTCTTTAGGTACACTCGGTTGTGTTGTACCTTGTTGCGTTTTAGCTGCCGATTGAACTCCCGCTCGCCCGCTCTTTTTCTTCCCTGCCACAGAGGATTTACCCTTTGAAACTGTTGCAGTATCAACAATAAACACCTCTCTTGCTGTTATTGTGAATTCAGCACTCCCGTCTTTTGTTTGCCTAACTGAGATAGATTCAATCATCATATTCTTGTAGAGCAACAACCCTGTCTGAATTTCAATAGTTTCCCCTGATTTCTGACTCGATACTAAATCGGCATAGCACTTTTGAACTCGACCATTTGCATCCGAATTATCTAATAGACCACCTAACCCAAAATCAGGTAAAAAGGGAGCGATTGAACGCACTTTATTGACTGTCTGTTTAGCGGTATCAATAGCTCCCTGAACTTGACTCGCCACCCGAGTTGCTTTAGCAATGGTTTGCTGTGTCTGTGAAATCACTTTAGCTGGAAGAGGTAACCCATTTAAAAAATCACTTACCCCTCTGATATTACCGACACCAGGAATATTTAATCCCGCACCATCGTGGTCGTGATCGACAACCACCCCAACAATAGTTATTTGTTTAGGTTTAACGACAGCATGATCGGCAATTTCAGAGCCACTCTCTATGGGATTATCTGTAATAGAGAGTTCCGATGTATGCTCTTCTGTTGTCACAACATCAAGCGTAATCTTACCGATACGTCTGTTTGATATTTGCGTAAAATTAAACATTAACTCTCCTTATTACATCACTACACTTGTTTTCGCATTTAATATGGCGTTTGTCGCGTCGCGTGTAACTTGACTGATATCCTTAACTAGGTCACTAGAACCGTTAATTGTGAAGTGTTGTGTGATTTTATTATTGCTGTTTGTCATGCGATTATCCGCATTTGTGGTTGAAATCGCTCCTCTAGGTGCTGTCGAAATTTGCCCAGATGGATCAAATGCCATCGTTTCATAACCGTTCGTATTCGCCATTACGTTGTTATTTTCGCTATCTCCGCCAGTAAAGAAGTCACCTATAGATTTCGCACCATTAATGATAGGTTGGATGTATTTGTTATACTGCTCTTTAATCCAATCAAACGCAGCCTTAAATGGTGCTTTAATAAGTTCTGTCGCACTCTTAAATGTGTTTTCTACACTATCCATAGTGATTTCTTTGCCTGTAAGCAGATCCCACAGTGATTTGATTACAGTAAATCCGAGAGCAAAAGGAAAGGTAATGACATCAAAATAGGCTTTAAATTTTTCTTCTAATGTGGAGGAGTCAAACCAATCTAATAATTCTTTCCATTTTTTGTTAGCCCACTTAATACCTGCAACACACTTACCCCAGAACTCACCAAATAAAGATTCTTCACCGCGCAAGAAACTTAAAAAGTCGTCAACAAGCAAAAATAATCCTGTTATTGCCGCGATTACCCACATGATTGGATTCGTAGCAAATGCAATGAGCATTTTACGACTCAACCAAATTAACGCCGCACCAACAAGATAGATCGCATTCTCCCAACCAATCGTGTTAGAAATTAAACCCTCAATAATGCTTATCGTGCGAGTAAAGAAGTCAATAATCCAAGCAAGACTATCCCCTAGGATACTCAGACCTTTTTTAATCAAATCATTGTTTACAATAAACCAATCTTTAAATGCCATTATCATTCGTTCAATAGCTGGAGCGAATCGCAAAACAATGGTTTCGTTTACTGCTTTGATCATCTGAAAAAATGTTGTGAGAGCATCTTTAAAATCAGCTGCTGTTTGTGCGTTTTCTTTTGTCCCAACACCAAGGGTCATCTTGTCACGCTCAGCCATTAATTCAGCAAGTTCTTGCTTACCCAGTCTCAATGTCTGAATCATCGACGCATCAATACCAAGCTTAGATAGCATTGCGATCTGCTCTTGCTTGCTCATTGATTGCATTTTATCGCTAAGCTCACCCATAACCGTGAGTGAGTCTTTTACATTACCATTTGCATCTTTTGCACTGAGTCCATAATTTTCAAATGCTTTAGCGCCACGACCAACACCTACCGCAGCCTCACCAATTGCACGAGAAAGACCTTCAATAGATGCCTGCGCTGCTTCAGTGGATGAACCGTTAACCTCAGCAACTTTGCCAAGTTGATAGATTTTATCTACCGCCTCGCCTGTTACCTTGGATAGTTGGTGAATATCATCAAGTACGGTGAGTTGCGCATTGGCAAATGCGGTTAACCCAGCAACTGCTCCAGTAAATGCTGTACCAATAAGACCCGCAGCAATAGGAAGTTTACCAAGCAAGCTATCTGTTTCTTTTAGCTTGTTTAAATCTTTCTCATTAGTTTTTACACCGATTTTTATCAGTAATTCATTGAGTAACATTTGCTTGTTCCTGTTGTGCTATTTCTGCGATCACTTCGTGAAAAGATAAAAGGTCGGATAATGAATAGACCGACCTTAATTCGTGAAGTGTGCAGTATCTTTTTACTATTGGTGTAAAAATAAACCAGTCAATTTGCGACTGGTTTACTTGTTTAGATTGGCTGGAAGAATAGAGGCTAGCAATCCGCCCCCACCGCTGAAAAAATCCGCAAATTGATATTTCACCCCCTCAACTAATACCTGAATTAAATGACTACGGTATTGGTTAAAGTGCTTATCAGGGTTATCAGATAAGCGATATTGTGAGCCTTCAACGCAACAGGTTGTATGTTTGAGTACGATATCTTCCAATGCTTTCACACTTGGATCGCCAAGACAGGACAATAAGTGTGTCAAAATAGCATACCCAACTTGTTCTTTTTCACCCGCTTTTACGCTAGATAAATCTACCCCCTGAACCAGTTTTAATGCGTTTTTAATCGCACTCCAAGCACCCATTGCATTAGCAGGTGTCATAACATAACGAACACCGTTTAATTCAAATTCATGTTGCATTTCCATAAATTACAGCCCTTTTTCAAGATTAATCACAACGCTTTCAAACTTAATCGTCCACGTTTCTGGATTATGCCCTTGTCCACGAACAAAGCTCGGTGGCGTGGTGAAATAGCCTTTTGTTGCAGTCACTACATCGCCATTCATTAAGTCACGAATGGATAACGTCATTGGTGCAAACGTTTTAATGCTATTTTTCTGCTGATTACGCAATTTACTTAGATAAGCGTTATCTTCCGAATGCTGTTTAACCTTAAGCGTTAACGTGCCTGATTTATCGGTGTTCGCGATAAAAATACCACGACCATCTGCACCGATAACATATTCACCATCGTCAACAGAGTGAGTCACACTAATAACATCAGCACCATCAGCCCAATCGCTAATTTCGCGACCGTCTAATAGAACGCTTACCTCTTTTGGATCGAATACTGCCATTTCATTTCTCCTTATCTGTTATAGTTCACAATCACATCAACGAAATGGATTGCACCAGCTAATTTAACAGCCGTCTGTATCGGGGTTGCTCGACGTTGTTCGCGATCGCTATCAGAAAGCGTATCCATTGGTGCGGCCCAAACGTAATAACCTTTTTCAAGGTAATCACCTGTTTTAAGAGAACCAAAGCTATCTCCTGTCCATTGACCTGGAGCAAATGCACCGTTATTAACCCCCTCGAGGCATACTTTTTCAACCGCAGAAATAAGCACTGCTTGACCTTTATCAGTAAGTGGAATTTTTGTTGGTGATTTATAAAGACGAGCAAACACTTCTTTCTGTACAGCATCAGTGAACCAGTCTAAAATCACGATTTCATCAGCGAATTTCCCGCCAATCACCGTACCTTCTGCAATCATCGCAACATCGTCATAATAGGTGTAAGTGTTAATGCCTAGACGTTTAGCCTTATTATGTTCAGTCGCTGTCACATCATCTGCAGTAATGCCAGGTTGAGTTTTGAATTTCAACGTCATTGTTGAGTTATTCGCTGCAAAGTTTACAGATAATAAACGCGCTAATGCTGATGATGCCGCATAGAGATCGTCTTTATCGAAGATTGCCAATGTGTGATCTAATTGTGCGTCATAAAGTTTCTTGAAGATGTTTGTTGCTTTCCATTCAAGGTTTTCTACACGAATCACATTAATCCCAAATAACTTGGTATTGGCTTGTGCGAATTTAGCGCAGATCTCAATTTGAGAATCTGTTAATTGAGCAGCGAAAGTAAAGCCGTACCAGTTGTTGTTCACTTCTGAAACATTGAATAACGCTTGATTAACTTTTTCCGCTTTTAAGACGATTTGTGCCGCACCTTTTTCAGATAAAACTTGCCCATCTTCAAGCTTAAGCATTGCTCCGATATACTGACCATCCTGAGCATCATCGAATGCGTATTTCATTACAGTACCTAGATGAACGCCAGCCGTTGAGCTTGTCACTAAAAAGCGATTACCAACCTCATCATAGGTCATCGTTACCCCAGCCGATAATGCTGTTAGCTTTTCTTGAATTTTCGTTGCAACATTCGCTAAACCTGTACTTTCAGTAAGGTTAACGCCTTTAACATCTAATGTTTTATCGCCAACGACAAATTTAAAATAACCGTTCGAGATATTTTTAAAATCATCTAAATCGTTATTTAAAACTGCACCTGATAATTTATTCGAAGTTTGCGGAATGGTTGTTCCTGTTTTCTGCCAGCGGCAAATAATTAACTGTTTAGCACGTGGATTTTGACTGAAAAATGGAAAACTCGCTTTCGCAGTTTCTGAATTAGAACCAAAAAACTGTTCGACTTCTTGCTGGCTTTGTACATAAACATAACGAGTTTCAGCATCATTAAATGCAGATCCCGCTTCAGGTGTAAATAATGCAACCACACCAAAATCTTTGCGAGGTGCTGATTTAGGAACTGTGTTGAGTTGCACGTTAACGATATTCGAAATGGATAGAGCCATTATGAATTTCCTCTTATTTGTTTAACTAAATGATTGTTTGTAGTGACATCAACCTGTTCGATTGGGTTGAGTGGTGTTTCAACGATGTGATGATGTGAGATTTCGCAATCGAATTGACCTCTTTCCTCGAAGTTGGCTGGAATTGTTGCAGTAAGATTCCTTACATCAGAAAAGCTGACAATGCCCGCATTCATTGCTTTAAATGCATCAATCAATTCCGAGCTTTGTAAGATTGTCCTTAATTTCATTGCTACTCTTATTGAATTTGAGCCGTAACAAGAAATACTCACCACACTTATGCAACTTGTTGTGATGGTTTCTTTTTCTCCATCAAAGACTCGCTTGCTTTGCCCAATTTCCTTACTGGACATCATATCTACCGTGATAAAACGAGATAGCTTGTTTTCAGGTAACCACCCACCAATCACCGATCCGTCAGGTAATTTCAAAGCCCTCTGAATCAACTCTCGCAGTCGCACTATGTCGAACTCCGATATTGTTGTAGTATCCATAATCTCCCCAATCTCCCGCTTTTATGATTCTGTAATCGTGGTTTCTAAAACGAACTAGATCACCAATGGACAAAGAAACACCAGTAAAAAACTTTATTGACGGTAAGAAACGCTCCATCTCTGGCATTGATTGCATATCGTCTGGTGTGGTTGGAATAGCAATAACGACGATCTTCTCAGGTTTCGAATAAGTTGAATTAAAACCTTCTGCAGAATGTTCACCCTTTAATCGTCTTAATGTTAGCGTTTGCCGAAACAAGCTATTGTTCAGCCGTCCACGTTGATTAATTAAACTCATCTCACCACTCCTGTTATTGATTGCCGTAATCTACCTGTATCAATGAGCGGTTTACTCGAACGTTTACGTCTAATTGTTTTAGGATTATTTGGCGTCCAACTTCCTCGAACCATATTTTCTTGAACATCCGCCTGAGCAATAAGTGCAATTTGTGAGTAAATTTTTTCAGACGGAATCCCTTTACGAAATCCTTCCGCAAACATCTGCATATACTTTTCACGGTTATCAATTAAGGTTTTACGCAAAAAAGGTCGCTCTGGAATATGTTCATTACCAAACTCCAGTACCGCAGCAAGACTAGCAAGATTGAAACTAGAGTCACCTTCAACAGTTTTGTTATTATTCTCGGGAACACCAACAAAAACAGCTTTGTTACCCAAAGCATTCAATTGTTCGGCAAGCTCTCCCAATACTTTGAAATTACCTGATATCGAGACACTCATACCACAATCACCCCAACGCCAACGAGTTTACGTAAGCGTAGATACTCTTGGCCGTAAGCTGTCGTCTGATAAAAATCATCAAGACTACTTGTTGGAATGGATGTCGTATATCCAACTGATAATTCCCCCGCACTCTCCTGTGCTACAGGTTTGATTGCTCCACCATCAGAGGTTTGACTTAGCAAGTTGATTTTAAGTAAGTGAGCAGTCAATGCCATTACTCCTCGCTCATACAACCGCCCCCAATGACGCTCACTCATTTCTGATTTGGCATCCTCAATAAAAATGCTGACTTGTTGAGAGTCAGCATCATTAAATTCTGGATAACGTATTAAAAAACGATCTTGTAATGGCATATCTTACTCCTAGTAATCAACGTAAATCGCAGATTGCGGCTCTTTGAAGTTCACGCCACCGAACACCATTGTTAAGCCTGATTGGTAGGTAACAAGATCTTTTTGACCTGCACCGATTACCGTTGGCGACTTAGGAATGTTCATTTCTACGTAGTTTTTGTCGTTTGTGTACACAATCGCACGAGTTTTGCTTTGTGCTGCATTAGCTAATTTGCCGAAGTTAGACGGTAATGCTTCAATCTTAACTTCTTTACCCGCGGCACCAGTCAATTTCTCTTGCAACCATTCAAGTGCGGTCTTGTCTGAGTTAGGACGTTCTAACAAGGCAAGATGCGCACGATCTGCACTATCAATCGCAAATGTATTAGGTACTGCAATACGGTGTGTTTTTTCTGTCGCTTTCAAGAATAACTCTTCAAAGAACGTTACCGCTTTCGCGTAGTCCATTGCGCTAACAGCACCCGTTGCTTTCGTTGGCGTGTAAACTTCTACTTCTGATGAAGTAAGCAGCCCTTTCAATCGAGCATCTTGGCCGTGACCTAAAAACGCCACTTTCTGTAAGGTTTGGTGCGCATTTTGGTTGAGAGCATAAAGTTTTTCAGTATTAACTTTAACCCCTAATGCAGCCGCTTTTTTAAGCTCGTATTCGTGCCATTCCACCAATTTCATCCAAGTTACAAGTGGTACTTTTTTGTGATTAAATGTCACACCAACTTGGTCGAATACACTGGTATTCATTGAAATGAGACCGTTATCTAAATCCCCTGTCACATCAGAAGAGAAGCTTAAAATCTCATCTGCCAGTTCGCTACCTTCTGAATTGATAAAAACGAACTTAGGAAACACGATATCAGGGTATTTTGTGCGGTTAATCCCTTCTTGTACTTCGGTTAATGCCGAGCGTAAAACATTAATATGTGCCATATTTCTTTCCTTTTAAAATTTATAAACGTGTGATTTCTGCGATATTGCCAGCGACGGTAATAACAACATAATCAGTTTCGATAGTGTTATTCCCTTTAGCTTTCACGATTGTGCCAACTTCTTTTTCGCTCTCTTTTACTGCCTGAACATGAACCTTATCACCACGTGCAATTGTGGTCTCATTTTTGGCAATCTCGACCCAAATACTGTCTGCTGTGCCAATGTGCATTACATCGCATAGTTCGCCTTTTGGTGTTTCATCTTTGATAATGTTACGAACCACAACACCAGCAAGCGTATCGGTTTTAGCCGCTAAAGCTTTTACACCTTTAGGAGATAACGCCACAAAGCGACCGGCCACAAGTGCAGTTTCCCCTTCGTTCATATAGGCGATTGCTTTTGAATTAGCTAAACCACCTTTACCAATGTTTCCCGCTGTTGCAGCGGCTGTATTGATAGCAAATGCCATAATTTTGCTCCTTACTTGCTATAATCGTTAAAGTTAAAAGATTGGCTAGGTTTAGCATCTTTCAATAAAGACAAACCTAGAGATTTATCAGCTAATTTTTTAGCTGTCGCCTTAGCGGTTAAATAAGCACCTGAAACCTCAGCATCAGAAAGCTTGGTTAGCTCATCTTTTGTCAATACACCAACTGATTCAATTGCGCTTTCTTGAATTTGTCGAACATTCGCATTGTCAGCAAATTGTGCGTCTTTAAAGCAGAGTTTCGCATCAGCTAAAACAGCCACACGATTCGCTTCAGTATCATTTTTAGTTTGCTCGTCTTTGAGTCGTGCAATCTCAGCTTCAGCATCTTTCAATTTTTGTGCTAAATCTTCGTCTTTCACTTTCTTTTTCTCCGTGTCAGTTTCTTTTTCTGTTGGTTTCGTTTCAGGTTGTTTACTTTTCGTTTCACCTTCAGGCTTTTCTTCATCTTCTTCTACTTTCTTGGCTTGCTCATCAGTAAGTTTGATACCGAACGCACCTAAAAAAGCATCAAGAAATTTGCGTTTTTCGCTCATTTTTTCATTTCCTTTTTGTTGGTCGGCTAACTTACAAGAGTTCCCACAGCGACCGTTAGCCACAATCGCTATGTGATTGCCTACCATTGCAGACATTTCGAAGTCCGCGCCTTCCACCGAGCTATCAAGTAAATCACATTGATACCCGCAAGAAAGCTCGTCTATTCCTTTGTCTTGAATCAGTTTGATTGCTTTCTCATCGTAGATCCAAGCATCACCAGCAAGATGGTCATCTATACGCCGAACATTTCTCATAGAGCCAACCGCGAGGGTTTTCCAGTTTGTTGCGTTAACGTCTGTATCAGGATGACCAAGCGTTAGCGGTGCATTCTCAAAGCTTTTGATTGTCTCATCTGAAAAAAGCGATTTTTCCGTACGTGCTACGCGCTTAATACCTTTATCTCCCTTACCAAGCTCACTATTGTGATAGTCAAAAATCCCTACACGAGAAAGTGTTGCAGGGACGACTAAGTAACCATCCTTAGTAAAAGAACGGCTTGTTGTTCCTTTATCTTTAAACTGCATATTTACTCCAATAAAAAACCCGACCTATTAGATCGGGTGTGTAGATAATAAAAAACCTAGCACTAGGCTAGGTTTATTAATCCATTTGCATCATTTGCTCATAAGCATTACGCTTGCTCTCTCGCAAGGATTGTATTTCTGACTTCGTCAGGTGTTTTACGTGAGTTGAGGATAAATCGTGCTTCCCATTCTGTGAGTTTCGAGAAGTCATAGCCAAATTTTTTTGACCACCATTGTTCAATGCTCCCATATTTTCCCCTTAATTCTTGTAATGTTTCTTTTGATAACCTTAATTGTACAGAATATTGCTTACCTGTCAAAGCATAAGATGCTATAACTTTACCTTTTTGATGCTCGATATATCCTTTCAAGCTAGCTAAAGTACCACCTTGAGTTTGTGTATCATCAAGAATAATTGCTAACTTACCTTTTGGAATATTACCATCAAACGCTGGAGAATAAATTAGTCTGTGCCATCCATCCCCTCCAGTTCTAGATACTTTGGTTGCTTGTACAATGGATAAATCTACAGGTAGATTAAGTTTTTTAGATAATACTGTTGCCACAGCAACTGGGATCATATTTCTACCAACAGCTTCTTCAGCATGGACAGGCACAAGAATAGCATCGCGTCCATTAATGATCTTTCTTAGTTTTTCCACAGCTTCATCACTAACTAAATCCTTAGCTAATTGGTACGCATCTGCGACATTTCCTTTTTTTGCATTTTGATAAAGAGGGTGAGAAGTAGCATCTCCTAATTTTCTGTCGATAACAGTATCAGGAAAATCATCTTGCCAATCACTACGCATTTGTACTTTTTCCAAATTATATGACTGGGTTTGATTTTTGCTTGTTTTGATTGTTTCGTCAAGCACTGGTATCTGAACACACCGACAATTAATTTCGTGACCGGGATGTCCTGTTTCGGGTGGATCGTCATAACTAAAAACCTTACCGTCATTCTCAGCGTGACTATCTCGCACACGTTCATCGCCCGAGGTACTCCAGCGGTATTTTTTAATACCTAACTCTTCGTGACGTGCTTGTGTGAGTGCTGCGTTGATTTTAGAACTTTGGTCGCGAGCAATAAATTTAGCTCGATTTTCAGTCACTCCGCCTAAATCTCGAATTTCTTTCGCAAGATCGCGATTTAACTTACCCGAGATTGCCCCCTGCGTGATAATTGTCTGAACTTTATCGAGGTACTGTTGTTCTATAGATTTTATCAACTGTACATTTGCAGTCGTCATTACTGACATCTTATTAAGCACAGTAGTGTTTTGATTTAAAAACGCCTGTAAATCAAGCCCAGTTTGTCGTTTTAAGTTCTCACCTACTTCACGTTGATTCTGAACATTACCACGCGATACAAATTCACTGGCAAGGCTTTCAATCTCATTTGTGCGATCTTTTTCAGAAAGCTTTTTAATTACCGAAAGCAATTGCTCCGTATTAAATACATCAAAGTCGCTATCCATAAAAAAAGGGCTTTGCTTATTCTGCAATGCCCTTTCTATTTGCTCTCTTAACCATTTAACGCGAGAGACTAACTGCCGACCATACCACAATTCAGTTTGCCGACTTTGTTTTATCGGCTTAAACCTCACTATCCTCGGTTTCTTTTGCCCCTTCATCACTTCGGGTAAATTCATCATCATGAGTAGGAGTCTCCAGTTGTGCGATATCTTCTGCAGAAATTGAGGTAAACAGACCGCTTGCTTTTAACTCATTTGCCACTTGGATCTCAGTTAATACACCGTTCTGAATTAGTGCGTTTGTCGCATTTGAGAAAATGTTCAGCATATTGATTTGTTGCTCCTGGCTAAGTTCTTTTAGCGGAATAAACTCAAACCACCAATCTTCAGGGAAAAAACCAATCGCCATTGTCACCAATAATGGATCTAATCTCTCAAACACAGGTCGCAATCGGCTTTCTTGCAATCCATGAATGCTTTCGTGGTAGTTTTGGATATCTTCATCGCCGCTTGCAAGCCCTGAAACAGATTGTCCAAACAATATCGTAACAGGCATTTCCGCCGCACCCGCCACCGCATTTCTAAATTCAATCAGAAGATCGCGTAAACCCGAGAAAGTAAGCTCTTTCTGTTCGTAATCATTCTCTTTGTCGATAAGCAAGCTATTCGTGGACGACTTAATCAGTTGAATGGAACTCATTGCTTTCGCAATATCACCTTCCATGCCCGCTGATAATTTATGCGTAAGCCCGTCCATTTTGAACACATCCACCTTGCTTTCTTGAACAAGATCGCCAACGTTAGCACTTAACGCATCATAACGTTTTAAGACGTCATAAATAGGCTCAATATCAGACAGTCCACCAAGAGAAGATGTATTTTGTTCGCTTAACGGTAGCTCTGTGCCAGTGATAAAAATCAAGCGTGAATGATGAACATCAATTTCACCATTTAGACGATAAAAATCATAACGCCCGAAATTATCATCAAATACATCATTGTTACGTTCACCACTTGTTTGTAGCTTATCAAGTTGGAACACAAGTAATTTTTCGATGTTCTGCCCTTGTGCTAGAGGGGTCTTAGTGTTGCTATCCGTTAATACAAGAATAGCCACGCCACCATAAAGACTAGCCCAAATCGATGCTGTTTCAAGGGTCTTTTTAAGTTTGAGCTTTCTCTCTAAACCTTCGATCTTCTCTAAATGTTCAGCCTCTAAGTCATTAGAAAAGAACTCTCGCCAACGTCTTGTCATATCACGTGCTTTTTTAGAACAGATCTTCTGAACAATCCAATTCTCACGCCATAAAGCATTAAGCTGTTCTTTATCTCTGGTGATGGCATTATCTGCGTTGTAGCGTAACTGCGACTGTTTTTTCCCCAAATTTGTTGCTAGGGAAGCTAATCCATCTTTGATTTTAATTTTCTTTGTCATAGAACATCCCATAGTTGTAACTTAGATGCCAACTGGTCTTTAATTGCCATCACTAACGCATCGACTTGGTCGTCGTGCTTGTGACTATCTGTTGCGGTAAATGCCTCGCACTCTGCAATAAAATCACTTATCCAGTTAGCATATTCAGGTAACATCACGTAACCACTCTCGATATACCCCTGTACGCCTAGCACGCGCGTGTACTTATCAGATTCAACTTGAACAGGGTTAATCGGTATTTGGCTTTCTCGTTTGATCTTTTGTATTAAGCCTGTACCACTTGCTTTATCTTCAATATTCGCTTTAGTTAAGATGCCCGTTGTTGTGTCATTGCGGTGCTTTTGCCATAAATCCTTGAGTTTCTGCTCAAGCTCTGGTGCTTCCCATTTGCCACGCAATAAATCCAAAATATACAGTTTTCCGTCCGCACCTTTACCAGCCACTAGAAAGATGGAATAGTCGTTATGCTCTTTTGTTTTTTGTGCGGTATCAGCATAAATAGCCTTGAGTTTGATAATTGGTGCTACCGTGTAACGCCCAAACCATTCCCCCTTGATAATCCCGCCACCTTTACTTGTCGGTCTCTGTTGATAAAGTGCGTTCCAAGTATGTGAACCAACGGCATTTTTGATCTTGGTTAACCTCTCCAAGTCAAAACGCTCAGGGTGTAATGGCTCACCCTCTTTACGATATTCTTCGTCTTGTTCTGCAATTGCAGGGAATGATACAACTCGCCATTTATCGCCACCGTTTTCCATTTCCTTGAGTAATCGACCAGCTAAATCATCTTCGTGCCATCTTGTCATACCCAATAAAACGCCACTTTTGGGCGATAGACGCGTATATAAGGTTGTGGTGTACCAATCCCATACACTATCCCTTACCGTTTGAGAATTGGCTTCTTTCGCATCTTTTACAGGGTCATCTATAATCGCAATATCAGCACCCATCCCTGTAATACCACCACCAACACCAGCGGAGCGATACGCCCCCTTATGTCCCGTGATTTCAAAAATCTCACTATTACGCAGAGCTTGTCCCGAAAGCGTGCTGATCCGCTTATTATTCAACGATGAGTGCGGAAAAATAGCGTGATAGGCTTCCTCGTCCATAATCCTCTGTACATCTCGGTTCATTCGACTAGCCAAATCAGCAGAATAAGAACAAGCAATCATCTGTAAATCAGGATTTTTACCAAACGCCCAAGCAGGAAATCGGCGACTAAATAACTCACTTTTACCGCTTCGAGGCGGTGCAAATATCATCAATCTAGGCTGCTTGCCATCAATTACATCTTGGTAGAATTGTTGTAACTCTTGAGCAATAATTTTATTAAACCAACCAGTGATAAAGTCGGGTTTAGTTTGTATAGTGAAATCAATCAAATTTCTTCGTGATAATTCACTACTCAAGCTGCTTTCGCTTAAGTTCTCTAAGAAGTCTAAGTTCATCATCTGAATACACCGAAAGATCAATTTCCTTTTTCACTTCAACCCGAACAGCGCCACCATTAACACCTGAAATTTCTTGAACTTGCTTATCTCTCCATTTTTCTGGCTGTCTATTCTTAAGCCAAAAAATAGCTGATGTTGGATCTGGTGGGTAATGCTTTGTCAAAGGCGTTTCAACTATTTGATTTTCTATTACCCGAATATCAACGTCCGGTGCTTCATAACCCAATGCTCTCTTATAAAGACTATTAGCCACATTTGCATCCGCTAGCATTTTTCCCTTTTTTATGGACTCGCAAAAATCAGAATACTCTAACTTCCATCGGTTTATTGTTGCTTCATCGACGTCAAAAAAATCAGCAATATCTTTATCTATAGCCCCCAATAAACATAATTTTTCTACTTGGATAGCATATTCAGCCTTATATTTTGTGGGCCGACCACGCCCCTTAGACGTGTCTTTTACCTGTTTTTTTGGCATAATGGACAATCCTTTTTTTAAAAATCGCTTGATTTGTGTGTACGCGTGTGTATAATGGTATTTGATTAAGGCAAAGGAGGAAGTATGCACTCAAGCGACTTAATCAAGGAACTTGAAAGGGCCGGTTGTTTTTTTGTTCGTCAAGGGAAAGGGAGTCATCAAATATGGGAATCTCCTATTACAGGGAAACGATTTTCTATTCCACATCCCAAACAACATTTGCCAATCGGCACTTTAAGATCCATTAAAAAATCGGCAGGGTTATTATGACTCTGCCGAGTCCTACCCAGGAGGTTACATGTTATTTACTATTGGTGTTGAAACACCTAAAAAGGAGAGTGAAGCTTTTGGTTTGTGTGTGCCTGCTCTTTTTAATGAAACATATTCTTGTTTTAGTGCAGCTGATACAGTTGAAAAAATTATTCCAGCAGTGACCGATGCAATCTACACAATTTTGGAGACAATGGTTGAAAATAACTTCGATATTTCACAAATAAAAGATTTAGGTTTCATGCACTACAAACAACAAAAGGATTTTGAATTTTGCGATAGCTGGTTGTTAATTGATGTTGATATCACAGCTTATTTCGGTAAGCGTCAACGTGTGAATGTTGTGCTACCACAATATTTAATTGATAGAATAGATCAACGTGTAGCAAACAACCCTACCTACAAAGATCGCAGTCATTTCTTAACTATTGCTTCGCAACGAGAGTTATCATCATCTTTATAATAAAAAAGGCATAGTGAAACATCTATGCCTTTAGTGTTGTGCGTTTTCTACTTGCCACTCTCTTATTTTATCTATGCGATTAAGACATACATCACGCTCACGCTTGAGTATTACAGCGTACTTAGACACATCACCATATGTTTGACCAGTGAATGATGTTTTGTCGAGGTGTGCTAATAAAGCACTTGGAATATGCGGACATATATGCGCTACAGGCTTACTTGCGCAAGAACTCAACAACAGCGCGAGGAGCGTTAGCATTGTAAGCGTCAGCACTCTTTTCATCATGTGAAATAGAATTGATTGCATCATCTGATTTACTCCTAGACTCACTCTCAAGTCTGCTTATTTCGAGTGTGAGCTGCCTATTTATTTCTTCTTGCTGTTTGAGCTTTTTGATACTTTCGCTCTGTAGTGAAATGGTTTGGGCTTGAATGGTGTTTTTGGCTTTTAAGTTAGAAATAGATTGGAACTGGAACCACAACGCGACACACAAGCCCAAAATTACGATGATCAAGATTTGTGTAAGTCGGCTAAACATAACTCACGTTCCTTTTGTCTGCGGATTTCAAGTCCACGTAATACTTTACCGTTAGTGTATTTCCAGCGTGGAAATTGATCGCACATTGCTTGAATATCACCATTTTTGGCATGCTTAAACAACGTAGAATATTTAAGCTTAGAACATCCAACATTAAATGTGATTGATACCGTTGCCTCAAATGCACCCTGCGGCAAATTCTTCCCGTTTGCCCAGTTATTGACGCATTTTTCAGCTACTTTAATGTCATTTACCCAGCGTTTCGCTATCTCTTCGTCTGAATATCTTTTACGCTCAATTGGCAATCCGCTTAATTCCGTTGAACCAATACCAACTGTTAGAACGTCAGCAGGACATCTATAAGGTTCACGTGCGCACCCCTCAGCATTACCAATGATTTCTAGTCCACGCTCACCGGTGCGAATCTCAGTTGAGTGATCGGACATGACAACAGCGATAATCATTGCAACAGAACAAGCCGTTATCTTCTTAACGTGTTTCATTCTATATCAAGCCCTTTTCTCAATCGTTCTACATGGAGCCGGTGAAGTTCTTCTTTTCGTTCTTCGTCGCGAATTCTAATTTTTCTTTCTTCTTCTCTCGTTTTGAGTTTTCTGGCTTCTTCTCTAATTCGCACTCTTCTCTCATGAAATTTTGAGGATAAGTTAACGAGAGCGGTAACAATACCGATCGCAAGACTAACCATCATCAAGTTTTGTTGATCGCCTAGCCAAGCAAGTAAGCCACTAAATCCCGACCAGATATATGATTGCGTCCCAGCATCTTTCATTTTCATAATCTCCACCCCCTTGCTTTTGGGGCAATAAAAAAGCCCAGTCCGTTAAGACTGAGCTTGTGAATTTGGCGGACAGTGCAGGATTTGAACCTGCGACATACTGGTTAACAGCCAGCCACTCTACCAACTGAGTTAACTGTCCAAAAAAAACACCTAGCGTTGAGGCTAGGTTTTGTTGAACGGGTAAGTAAACGAATCGAACGTTTTTTGGGAGTGTGTAAGCCACACCTGAGCGCCAGCTCTTACCCCTGCGGTGAATCATACTTACACTACGACCACCATTAACTCATACGATATATGAAAACTACACCAGAGTCAATACTTTTTACACGTTAAAAGCAAACTTTTGCAATTTATCTGCATTTTTGTGATTTTTAAGAGCATAATCAAGAAACTTAGCAATTATCCATTCTGATGAGTCTATGCTTTGATTAATTCTTTTATACCAAGCATTAAATGAAATAGACTTATCTTTTGCGTGTTGAAATTGAGCTATTGAGTAATTGGATAAATTAAATATATATTTAGCCTCGATATACTTATAGTCTTCTGGAGATGGCGTTTTGATACAATGCCCTATAACAGAGCTAATCACTAATCCTAATTCGTCATCACACATCTTTCTATCTTGCTTTGAATTTTTATTCCCATTTGCCTCCAGCATTAGTTTCGCAATAATGTTTGTCTGCCCGTCAAAATCTAAACCATTAAAAGCCCAAGCTCCCCAAGCGTCCAAGTGGTTTTGAATCCATTCTTTTCTTGGTTTTTCTAATAATTTATCGCTCACTTTAAAGCCCCTTACGCTTTTCCAACATTCTGCTTTTCTTATTGAAGATTTTTTTAATCCGTCTCAAGTCATCTTTTGAGTAATGTCTTGGTCTTTGGTCTGCTTCTATCTGCTCAACTTTCTCAACGCCAAGACGTTCAATTAAGCCAATTCTGAATTGATGATAATTTCCTCCGTGATAACGATTGCACTTTTTACACTGCCCATGAATGTTTAACGTATAGAATCTTAAATGTGGTGCGCTGCCTCTACTGCGATAGTGGCCAGCATCGAATCCACCGCCTAATTGCTCTGCTATAAGTGGTTTCCCACAGGAAATACAACATTTATTCATGTCTCTCGTGCGAATGTATTTATTAACTGCTTCTTGCGCATCAGATAACAACTTTCTTTTAGGCTTTATTCTCTCTTTAATTTCTTTAATTCGTTTTTTATCTTCCTTTTCACGTTTTTTGGCTGCTTTTTCTTTCTCTTTTTCTAATCGCTGTCTTGCTAACTTAACGCCACATTCTGGGCTACACCATTGCACATTAAAGAAGTTTGTTTGGAATTTTGTTCCGCAGATTTTACATTTGCGATTTAATGGTTTTGTTTTTTTAGTCATTACCGTCCCTGCCCTCTCTAAGACCTAAAACATACATTTCAACAAGTAGTGCTAGTGCTGTTTTTCTCATTTATCCCCCCTAAATGCTCTGATACCCCCCTTTCTCGCGTCTGTTTCTATTTCTTTCCAGAACCCAAAGAAATCAAGTGATAAAGTTACGCCTTCTATAATGTCTTTAAGTTGCCACTTAAGCGTAATAACAAAAACAAACACAGTTAAAAGCAAGCACCAAAGAAATATAATTAACCACCAAACGGGGAACAAAATTACACCAAATACATACTTCCAAACTGATTTAAATTTCTCCATTTTTATTCTCATTTCTTTAACTCTTCTAAACTAAAATAACCGCAAGACTTAGTACGATTCATTGAGCAATCTTTACTGACATTCGGATATCTTCCCGTGTAGTGACCACGACATCTAAACGGCTCTTCAGCGAAATACATCCATTCATCTGCTTCTGTTAAATCTTCTATTTCACCACCGCATTTAGGGCATTTATATTCTGTCTTCATAGAAAATCACCCATCAACATACAGCCCATAAACAACATTCCTAGTGACACAATCACAATTAAAAAATCTTCCATTATTTCCCCCAAAATCCGTATCTGTCGTTAAATCTAACGCCATGACTAATGCCATAAGCTGTTACATACTCAATTAAGCTTGCCATTCGTTTAACACTCATTCTTGCTGAGCTTTCACGAATGTTTACGAACTCACCCTCTAAACCCGGTACAACATCTGCTTTTTCATTTGTTGCCATCGCATGACCTGAAATAAACAGCACTTTCCATTGTTCCATCGTTAGCTTACGCCCCATAAATTCAAGCTGATTAGCTATGTCTTGGCACATGGCATGGAATTTAGCGTTTTGCTCTAGGTTTCGTGTTCTTGGCTTAATATCAATCACTAATGGATTTGTTTCTATCTCATTGCCTTTCTCGTCTTTTACGATTTTTGGTAAAGGTAACGTTTTAATGAATTCAATCGCATTTAACCGCACTTGTTCTGAACATAAGAAGAATTGGTTTTTAATTTCCATATCTTAAAAATCCCCTTTCTTAACTTTCTTCGGCTCTGGTTTGCATCGCTCTGCTCTTAGTTTTGCTTCGTCTTGATCGCAGTTAAACATTGAACCAAAGCGTTGATCGGCATAAACTGTGCCACTACCACCGTGACGATTTAGTCTTAAAATCACTTCAGTGAGCGATTTGTCTGCTGATTCGCTATAAGCACTTTCTTTGTACAAGCCAATCCAGTAACCACATTCTTGTTCTATTTGACCTGTATCACGACTATCACTTGGTAGCGGACGCTTATCTCCACGATCTTCAAGTTTTCGGTTTAGCTGCGTAAGAACTAAAACCACACAATTCATTTCACGAGCGAGGTTTTTTAGTTCTTTCGTGATTTTTCCGTATGCTAAATCGTTACGTTCTGCATCTTCGGCTTTCATCAATGTGAGATAATCAACTGCAATTAAACCAATCTCACCACACTCACGTTTAATACGTCTGCATTCATTTCTGATGTGAGCCATTGATACACCCGGTGTGTCGTCGATATACAAGAGATCGTCTTTGATTAACTCTCCTACTGCATTACTTGCGCGGTTAATAAGTGATTCTTGCGTAGTGTGATATTTGTGAAAGATGACATCTGGATCGTGTTCATAAAATGCGGTGGTATTGATATTTCCATTCTGTCCAATCAATCTTTCAAAGATTAATTGTCCTGACATTTCTAAGCTAAATAAAAGTGCTGGCTTTTTCTCATTCACAATGCAATTTTCTGCAACCATGCCATAGAAAGCAGTTTTGCCGCATTTAGGTCTTGCGCCAACCACAACTAACGATTGTTTAACTAGTCCTTTCGCACCAAGTAGTTCGTCAAGTGCTTTTAATCCTGTTGTAAGTCCTCTTGTAGCACTTGGATTTTCTAATCGCTCTTGGTAACTATCTAACCATTCACCACCAACCTCTCTTGCTGTACGTAAGCCTTTTGTTGCTCCTGTACGTCCATAATCCGCAATCTCAGACATTAAGCGACTAACTGCATCAAGTCTTTCTTGTGCGTTCAAACCATTACTAGAAAGCACCATTTCTTGGCAGTCTTGTAACTTAGCAAAGGTAAAACGTTTAATTGCTTCATCTCGCACAATCTGCGCATACGTTGAAATATTAGCGATGCTGATAGTGTTTTTTGATATTTCTGCAAGGTATGCAATACCGCCAATTTGCTCGATGACACCAATAGCTCTTAAACGTGAATCAACGGTCATTAAATCGATCGGTTGATTATTTCTCGCCAAGAAAAGCATTTCTTCATAGATTTTTTTGTGTGCTGGCACATGAAAGCTTTCAGGTTTTAACATCGCAAATACTGCAGCACTTCTCTGACCGTTAGCATCCATCATGATTGCACCAAGTACGGATTGTTCTGCCTGTAAGTTGTAAGGGATTGTTTGAATCTGTGCAGTCATTACAATTCCCCTCTGCGTGTTTTGAACAATGTTTCTGGCTTCATCAGGTAGCTGAATCCGTATTTATTTTCAGGTCTGAAGTAATATTCTCTGGCATTATCCGCAAAAGCTTGGAAATACGATCTAAACCCGTAGATGTCCTGCCTTGCCAAGAGTGGGAGTAATGCGTTGATTTGTGTCTCTGCAAGCTGATCAACTTCATCCATTGGGATTAAGCGCTCACCTAAAATTTCATTGTAAGCTTCAATCACTTCTTTACAGAGAGTTCGTCTTTCATTCCAAGTGATTGCATCAGACAAATACCCATCAAATCGACTTTTAACGCAGATATTCTTAGGCTTAGCTGGTTTACCATTTCTACGATTCCAACAGGTTAATACCCAGTTAATCACTAATTTAATTTCGTCAACCGTGTAGCGATTTTTTTCAAGTAAAGGCAAAAATGGACTTGAATCTTTGCAATGCGATTTAGCAATTTCGTTGTAATACGCTAAAAGTTCTTGAGCTTGTGAAAAATTTTTATTTTCAGAACAAGCTAATTCACTTTTTGGGGGTAAAGGGGGTATATTTATTTTTTCTTTTGTAATAGTTTCTTTTGTGTTCCCTACATTTTCGGGATATGTATTCCCTAGATTTTCGGGAATTAAATCCCTAGATTTTCGGGATTTCCCTACTTTATCGGGAATTATCATTGACCATTCAAAAACAGCTAAATTAACACCAGTATTTCTGCCTTTTTCAAACAGTATTTTTGCCTTGATTAATTCACTTCTAGCAGCGGAAAGTTGATTGATATGATATTTGTTAGCCTCAATTCCCATCATTTCACACACTTGAGAATGTGAGAACCAGTCACTTTTTTTATGCCATTTAAGAGTTTTTAATACTGTCGCCAATAAATAAGAACCTTTCCAGCCAAGCACGCCTGACTTTAAAATTGACTCCAGTAATTCGTTTGGAATGGCAGTATAACCGTCATCAATACTCACTTTCTTAACCTCTTTTATCGGTTTTTCTTGTGCGATTTTCTCTCTGTAATCATCTAGTCTTAATACGTTGCTCATATACCTAACTCCTTAACTGCTGCTCTGATTCTTTGCTCATACTGTGTATGGGTTAAACCAACGTTTGCGATTCTTTGCTTATATTCCTCAAAGATCAGCCATCGCAGTCGTTTGCTTTTCGGTATTGATTTAAATATTGAATTTTGTTGATTTTTTTGAGATAATTTGTCCATCGGTTTTACCTTTTAATTCCGAATATTGCATACTGAAAAGCCACTGTTGCCGCAGTGGTTTTTTATTTGCCCTTTTTCTTTGTTTTTCTCGCCAACTTCTTGGCTTTATCCAATAAATACGTCATCACATCAGGCTTAAACGAACTGCGCTGACGATACTCAAGAATGCACATCTCAACCGCGTTGTTGATCATCGCCATGTCAGCCCCCCCCTGCGTCAGTGCAGCTTTTAGTTCTTTACGGATAAAATCTTCTGCGTTCATCGCTATTGCCCCAATTCCATCTTCAAACAGATAGCTTGCTCAATTAACTGCTCCACTTCTGCTAAGATTTTCTCTTTCTCGTTCTGAGATAAATCACGCCCAAGTTCTGAGTTAGAACTGACCGCACTTTTAATCTCTTTGCCAATTCGTCCGCTTGATTCCGCAATATCTAGAAATCTTGCTAGAACGTCTTGACCGCAATCAGCACATCTAGGCATAGGCACAACGATGTGATCGATTTGTGCTGCAATAGCGGAGAGTGTTTTCTTGCTTTGAACGGTGGCGATAAGTTCGATCGCTTCAATAAAGCTCAGCTGGTTCTGCTCGCAATCCACATTGAGCTTATTACTGAGAATGTTTGGCGACTTCTCTAACGTGTAAGCAAGAGAAGTAATACCACCTGAACTGTTCTTACAATCTCGGTGTAACAATCTCTGTATCTCTTTACTATTCATGAAAAATAATTCCTTTTCTTGAAGATTTATTTAATAGGTGGAGTAAATTAGCTATCAGTACTAGGACGATACAGCCTTTCATCTACTTCTAATTGATTGTTCGTGATAGCTTGTAATCGGTAGGCATTTTTCTCAGGGATCACATCTCCCCATTGAGAAATTGCGGCCACTGAAATTCTTAGAACCTTCGCCACCTCACTCATTCTTTTAAAATGAGCTAAAACGTCTTTTTTATACATACTAAAATCCTTATTTTTAAGATCTCTTAAAATATAACACTAAAGAAAACTTAATTCAATAAGAGTTAAGATAACTTAATCAAAAAAAGGGGGATAAATGGAACAGCAAACTTTAGGGCAAAGAATCCGTGCTCGTCGTAAAAAACTGAAATTGACCCAAGCAAATGTAGCCAAAGCAATTAAAGGCATATCACACGTTGCGATTTCTCAATGGGAATCTGATACAACAAAACCGAATGCAGAGAATATTTTTGATTTGGCGATTGCTCTTGAGTGTGATTTAGAGTGGTTATTGAAAGGTGAAGGTAAAGTATCAAAAGCAAGGCCAGCAGCCCAAGGTATAAGAGTGCCAATCATTAGCAAGGTACAAGCAGGACGCTGGGCGGAAATTCATGAAACGTTAGACACTTCAAACTATGAATATCTGATCACGGATTTAGATATTTCAGAACAAGGCTTTGCTTTAGAAATTACGGGCGATTCAATGGAGCCTGATTTTATTGCGGGGGATTACATTATTATCGATCCTCTAGTCAAACCTGTTGCTGGAGAATTTGTCGTTGCTGTAAACGGTAATTACGAAGCAACATTTAAAAAATACCGCCCTATTGAAATTGATGAATTAGGAAGAGAGCAATTTGAACTTGTTCCACTCAATCCTGATTACGCTAAAATTTCTAGTGAAAAACAGCAAATCCAGATTATCGGAACAATGGTTGAACATCGTATATATAGAAGGAAAAGATAACTATATGGGCGCAATGAAAGAAAAAATAAAAAAATTTCCATTTACTTCTAAACGAAGTAAGGATGATATTATTTTTAATCCTCAAAGTGGCAGTATTCCCAAAGAGTTTTTGAGTGAACTTCTTGATAAGTGTAGCTATACCATTCCATCTGATAACCCTCCACAACTCCCAAAATTGAAAGATAAGAAAAATTTAGAGGTTGAAAATCAATCAAAAAGCATAGATAACAACATCACAAAAAAAGAATACACTAAAATTAATAAAATTATTATAAATAAATTTAGAGGTCTAGAAAATATAACCTTACCTATCGCAAATAACATAACTCTAATCGCTGGGAGAAATGGCACATCAAAATCAACAATTTTAGGTATTGTTGCACAATGCTTTAATTTTATGTATGACTATACAAAACCTAAAAAAAACGAAAAAAATAGATACCAACTACTGCCATACAGAACACTAGCAGGTAGAATGTTTATTTCTGTTGCTAAAGAACATTTTAGACTTTCTGAGCAACATGATCTTACTGGAACAATGGATATTACAGTGGAAATTTATGATGCTATAAATCATTTAGTTATTGATTCACTTAAACTTTCTCTGACTCGTGAAAAAAATAAAAAAGGTGAATATTTTCCAAGAGCTAGAGTTCGTCAAAAAGAGAGTGGGAGAGCAATAACTCACCCAGTCATATATTTAGGCTTAAAAAGACTTTATCCGATTTCTGAACGGAGATATGAAGAAAAAGAAAATGATGAATTTATTATTGAGAATAAAAAAGATTTTATTAGCGATAATAATCTGATACTTATCAAGCGCTCTTCTGAAGTAACTAGCACCCTAGGCATTGTAAACTCTATCGTTGCACATAGTACAGAGTACGATCACCAATCTATTTCTGTTGGGGAAGATAATGTTGGTCAAATTCTACAAGCAATATACTCTTTTAAAAAATTAAAAAATCAAATGAAAGATGAATATAAAGGAGGAATATTACTTATTGATGAAATTGACTCCTCATTATTTTGTGCCGCACAAATAAGATTAATGTCATTACTTGAGCGATATTCAAAAGAATTGCAGTTACAAATTATAATTACTTCTCATTCTCTAGATATTATAGAAAAAATTTATAAATCAAGTAGACATGAATCTGATAATTTTAAACTTTTATATTTAACAAATGCTAGGGGAAAAATTCAACTACTTTCTGAATTTTCTGAAATCAGTGCAGACATACAAGATGCATTCCCAGACCGTATTTACGACAAACCGATAAACGTTTACACAGAAGATCAAGAAGCAAGGGATTTTTTGAATTCTCTTATTGCAAATTACGATATGAAATCAAAATTAAATCTTATCCAAGATATTAAAATTGGATGTGAAAATTATAAAAAATTTGTAACTTTACATAAAATTCCAGAGTTTTATAAACATTCAATTATTATATTTGATGGAGATCTTGCTAATGACGAAACAGTACAAAAACATGAAAATTTAATTTGCTTACCCACAAATCTTCCACCAGAACAACTTCTATTAGAATATTTACTAAATAAGCCTGATGATGATCCATTTTGGGAAACATGTAAAATATCACGTTCAACAATTATTTCGATGCCACAAATTACATCAATAATTAACCGATTACATATTGATATTGGATCTCAGATTGAGCTACGCTCAGATATTGATATGTACCGAAAATCAGATAAGGCAAACGAAAAGCCTAAATTAAGAGAAGTATTTAAACAGTGGTATAATACGAAGGAGATCCAAACTCTAATTAAACAAGCTAATTTATACGAACATTGGATAAATGACCACCAATCTCTACAAAAGACCTTCCTAGATCAACTATCCAAAGCCATTAGGTTTGTTCAAAAAAACTCTAGCCATTTCTAAAAACCACCTCTTATGGTGGTTTTTCTTTATCTATAATCCCACCGAACAATCGGTCAATTTTCCCCTATTTTTGCAATTCTTCCCTACTTACTCTTATTTACCATTTAAAAAACAAGCAACTCATAAATCATAACATATTGAAAAATTAAGGAAACTTAAAATAAATTAAGATTACTTAAAATAATGCTTGCTTATTTACTTAAGATAACTTAAATTAAACCTATGAAAACGAGATACACATCTCGCTGCTCTTTAAAAATCTACACATCACAAGTTAATCAGAGTTAGCTTACTGATTGAGTTATCTGTGATTGCGACACAATTTGGTTAAGTGGAATTGAGTTACTTGATTATGACTCCCACGTGCTAGCGACATAAATCAAGACTTATTTAAAAGCGCATTTAAACAAGTGAGTGTGCTTTCAAATGAGAGAGAAAGGAGCAAACGATATGAAAGTATCAAAAATGCTAAAACAAGCGAAACGTCTTAGAGAAAGACAAAAGCAGTTATGCAGTAAAAAGACATCTAATCGCATTAATGCGGCTTTGATAGATGTTCCAGTTAAAGCCAAGAAACTAACGGATATTGCGAATTATAACTGCAATAAAGGGCAATCAGGCGTTAATACTGTAAGAGCTGTACAGAAACGTAGATTGGGTTGTAGAGAGTTGGTTTAATCACTCCCCTTGTAGCTTGGGCAAGGTAAAAAAGCCAAGCAACTATCAATAAAGCGCACTCAAAGAGTGTTTTCTATTGATATTACAAAAGCAGTTGTTAATTACCACTCCGCCCTCGAAAGAGGGCTTTTTTTTGAGGTGAAAAAATGAAAATTAATATCTGGAATTTAACAGGTGCATTCATTCTTGCGCTTATTTTGGGTGTTAGTTGTCATCCGGCATCAGCAAACGAACAAGAAACAGATTATTACAATCACTATCTAAGTGCTGAAATCAGCAAAGAACAATTAGCTGAAATGAAACGTGAAGCAAGCGAGGAGTGGAAAAAGGAATGCGGTGATATTCCGCCAAACTTAGCAAGTGAACAGCTAATTTATCTCAGAGTTTACGCACTTAAAGAACAGGAGCGAAGAAATGGCACGCGCTAGAAAGAAAAGTGACAAAACGCTCTCCTACTCTATCGAACCCCATCCAAAAGGACTGGGGTTTGTTGTTTATGAGCAATTTGGAAAAAGTAAAACAGGCTGGCAACGCAATTTTGCTAGCAAGGATTTATGCGAAACAGCAATAAAACAACGGCAGAAAAGCAGAGAACAATTTCTAAATGTTTCTTGCAAGCCAGCAAGACAATTTTACATTTGACGGATTTCAGAAAATGAAAAATAGACGATTTTTGCCCGCTTGGCAGTGCGATAGTGCTGATGACTATTACGCACAGTTTGAGCAGAAAAAAGAACCAGAAGACGATCCTGATGATTTAGATAATGGTCAGTTCGTTGAGCAAGATATCAAATATCACAACGGCGACAGAGGTTAATTATGACCGAGCAAGTGAACAGAAAGAAAACAGATCGCATTTATGAAATGAAGAGAAAGAAAAAGTTGAGACAGCTTAAAAAGTGGATCTTTAACGGTGAAATTGACACTAACTCAATTTATCGAATCTTACAAAAATACAACACTGCATTCCCATTCTAAGAGGTTGAATCATGAAAGTTTATATTGATATTGAAACCATCCCAACACAAAACAAAGATTTCCAAGAATATGTGTGCGAGAACTTAAAACCACCTGCCAACTATAAAAATCAGGAAACGATTGATAAATGGATGGCTGAAAATAAAGACGAAGCGGTAAATAAAACATCTTTAGATGGTGCTTTTGGTGAAATTGTAGTTATTGGTGTTGCGATTGACGATCAGGAACCAGTGCTTTTTTATCGTAAAGATTGGCAGGCAAAATATCGAGAAATTGATATCTTGCAGCGTTTTAATGACTACTTAAAAGAACATGCAAGTAAATCTATGACAGCTCCTGTTTTCATTGGTCATAACATTGTGAATTTTGATTATCGCTTTATCTTCCAACGTTCAGTGATTAATGGCGTGAAGCCTTATTACACTCAAACCAAAATAAACACTTTTGACACGATGACAGAATGGGCTGGATATAAAGGCACTGTATCACTAGACAAGTTATGTAAAGTGCTTGGTATTGAACAAAAAGGCGATATTGACGGCTCGAAAGTTTGGGATTTTGTGCAAGCAGGCAAGATTAATGAAGTCGCAGAATATTGCGCAAAAGATGTTGAGAGAGTACGGCAAGTTCACAAAAGAATGACTTTTATGGAGTGAAAAATGAGTATAGCAACTTTAATTTTAGGTGAGAGTGGTACAGGTAAAAGTACAAGTTTACGAGATTTAGATCCTGATAAAGTATTATTGATTCAATCTATTCATAAACCCCTACCTTTCCGCTCAACAAACTGGACGATATGTAATAAAGAAAATCCCACTGGTTCAATTTTCATTACTGACCAAAGTGAAACTATCTGTAAAGCTATGGAACGAACACAAAAAGATATTATTGTGATTGATGATTTCCAATACATCATGGCAAACGAGTTTATGCGGCGAAGTAGAGAGAAAAGTTATGACAAATTTACAGATATAGGTCGCAATGCTTGGGATATTTTCGAGAAAGCGACGACCCTCCCCTCTCATAAAAGGGTATATATTCTTGCTCATACGCAAACTGATGAGTACGGTCGCACGAAGATTAAAACAATTGGCAAAATGCTTGATGAAAAAATAACTTTAGAGGGAATGGTAACTATATGTTTACGAACTCAAGTTACTGATGGGAAGTACTTTTTCACAACTCAAAATAACGGTCAAGACACTGTGAAAAGTCCAATGGGATTATTTCCAGAACAAGTCATTGACAACAATTTAGATCTAGTTGATGACTATATTCGAGACTATTACGGCATTAATTCAGCAACAAAACAAGAAGGAAACTAATTATGGCAATTACATTCACTTACAATCAAGAACAAGCACTGAAAGCTGGGCAATCTAATTTCATCACTGAAACTGGTGCCTATGTTGTTAAGATTTTACAAGCAAAATACACCCGCTCAACAAATGGAGCAGAAGCATTAGAGTTTTCTGTGGAAACAGAAGATGGATTGAAGGGTGATTACATTAGCATTTTTTATAAATCTAAGAATGGTGATTCATTACAGAATGGTGTTAATCTTATTCAAGCGATAATGGGCTGTACTAATACACAGCAATTAAGTGTATCTCGTAGTAACGATTGTGATATTGCTCCAGAACTGACAGGTAAAAAAGTTGGGTTATTCTTACAAAAAGAATTATATACAAAAAATAATGGACAGGATGGATATAGATTGCAAATTGTATGTCCTTTTGGTGCTCAAACACGTAAAACATTATCAGAGCATTTAGAAAATAAAGCACCTGAACGCATTCAGTGGCTTGTAGAACATTATAAAGATAAAGACAGCCGTAACACTCAACAGCAAGCAGTATCTGCACAAAATCAATTATATTCTGCACCTCAACAAACAAATAACTTTGAAGAGGATAATATCCCATTTTGAGTTACATATACAGAACAATAGCCACTTTAACGAGTGGCTTTTTATTAGGTGAAAATTATGAACATTATAGAAATTTATAATAAAAATCATGACACGGTTTTTATTACACGTAGTTGTAAAAAAGTAAAGGTTGATTCATTCGACACTGGTGTTTATCCAGTGAAAATGAAACTCTTGGAAACAGGGGGTTGTTTTCATGTAACAAATGGCGGTGACTATCTAAATGATTATGATTATCACGAGTTAGACATTGTTGACTATGAGCGTGAAAAACACACTGCTTTCACAGTTGGTGAGTATGTAACCAGTGACGGTCGAAAAGCCACTATTTACCACGACCTAAGTGAGCGTTTCAAAATGTGTTACCCGCTGTTTGGATACATTGACGGTAATGAGGTCCACGGCACGTGGACGAAATGCGGTGAGAGTATTATGGGTGAAACAACGCCTTATGACCTCGTAGGTCCATGGGTAGAACCACAGTACACCATCACGGTGAACGGTAAAGAGTTCAATCCTGTAAAGAATCCGAAAGAGGGAGAGAAATACGCATGGGTAGATATAGAAGATGGGCTGGTAGAGACTTGTAATTCTTGGGGTACTGAAGAGTCTTATCATGTAATTCTAGCTAACCTTAACCTCGTTTATCGAACCCACGAAGAAGCTCAAGCCTTCCTTGCTGAAATCGTCAAACCAAACGCGGAGGTTAAACATGACACCGAATAACGCTTATATGGTTGATGTATTAGACACTCTTAGCTTTTTAGCTATTTTTGCTCTGTTTATATTACCAGTAATATGCGGGTTTCTGATTGCCATAATATATGACTGTTACACAAGAGAATCAGAAAAGGTCGTATTAAAAAGGCTAATTACCCTGTGTGTAATCCTTTTTGTATTGTCGTTAGTAGTTGTGATTCTCATACCATCAAAAGAAACACTCATACTCATATACGGAGGTAAATAAATATGGAATTAGCACTTTTAGTTTATCTGGTAGGTCTCGTAGAGAACCTAGATATTCTGTTATCACGGGCTGGGGTTGCATTAATCGTCGTACTGGCAATAACGTTTATTGTGTATACGCCCATGAAAATGAGCATCTCATACAACGACGACAAAGATTTATTGCGCACAGAAAAAGTAATCAAAATAGCTGGTATCGCACTTATATCGTTGATGGTTATACAAACGTTCGTACCGTCGAAAAACACCTTCACTCTGATGATTGGCGCTTACGCTGGACAAAAGGTAATTGAACACCCGAAAACATCAGAGCTGTTTGACAAATCGCTCAAGGCAATCGAAACACAGTTAGATGTACTGATTGCACCACCTAAGGAAGAGGAAAAGAAAGAATGATTAAAGAAGTATTAGACGAAAGAGAAACAACACACGGTGATTTTCACGCGGGTGCAATGGATTTTAAAGAGCTAATGAATGTTATTAATAGCGGTAGAAATAATATGGATTCATCGCAATATTACGCACTTACAATGATTGCAAGTAAGATTGTTCGTATTGTGAACGGAAATGCGCATGAAGTTGACCACTGGCGAGATATTGTAGGTTATGCGACGTTAGGTGGTCGTTTGGATATTGAAGATGAGCCATTAACACAACAACCAGTAGTCAACATCTTACCTATCGTTGACTATCCGCAGAATTAATCAGTTATAAAGTAAAACTTAAATACTCAACAGCACGCAATAGCGTGTTTTTTTGTATCTAAAAAAGGTAAATAAACATGGAATTTATAGGCAAGAAAAAATTTAAAGTTAGCACAAGAACATTTGAATCTATCGAGATTTACGCAGTCTTTGAGATAGATTTTGACTTTCCAGAAGTTAAAGAACGAATTACTGAAATGTCCGCTTTCTGGGCTGGTTCACCAGATGTAAGTGAGCCGTTAAAAGAACATCTAGCATATGTATTAACGATTGCAACAAGTAAGATTTATCACGAACAAGATAGAAATTGGAAGTTATCAGATGTTGAAAGTATGGATAACTACTTGTGGACATATGAGGATGGTTTTGCTTATGGCGAATATGTCGGAATTAAATTAATTGACTTTCACGCTGATGAAATATGTTCAGATATTTTCGAAGTTGAAGAAATGGAGGAATAACTATGTTTTGGTTTAAAAATGCAATTATTTATCGTCTAACAAAGCCGTTGTATTGGTCAGTAGATGAATTACAAGAAGCATTACAACAGTGCGCTTATCGTCCTTGTGATAAGTCTGATTTGAGTAAATTTGGTTGGACAAACCCACTTCACGGCAGTGAATTGCTCTATCATGCGGCAGAAAATAAGATTTTGCTTGTTGCAATGAAAGAAGAAAAAATTCTTCCAGTGCACGTTGTTAATAACGAATTAAACAAGCGTATTGATGAACTTGAGAAGAAAGAAGAACGCAAGTTAAATAAATTTGAGAAGCAGGTGCTCAAAGATGATGTGATTGCAACACTTATCCAACAAGCGTTCAGCAAGTATAAACAAACCGCATTTTTCATTGATGTTAAAAAAGGCTTGATTTATGTCGATGCAAGCTCACATAAACAAGCAGAAGATGTACTGGCATTGTTGCGCAAAACGCTTGGTTCACTGCCAGTTGCTCCACTAACTCTCGCTAAAGAGCCGTGTTTTGTTATGACGTCATGGGTAACAGCAGATAAAACTCCTGAATGGCTAGATTTGCAAGGCGATAGTAAATTAATAGACTTTAATAGTAATGGTGAGGCTGTTTTAAAAAATCAAGACTTCCATTGCGAAGATATTCAAGGTCTGCTTATTGCTGGAAAACAAGTTCAATCATTACGTCTTGATTGGGACGAACGCTTACAGTTTACACTTAATGAAGATGGTACTCTCAAGCGTTTAAAATTCTCTGACAATGTACTTGATAAAAACGACGATATTCTCAAAGAAGATGTTGAACAGCGTTTTGATGCGGATTTTATCTTAATGACAAGCGTTCTTTCCGAGCTAACAGAAATGCTACTTAATGAGTTTGGCGGTGAGAAAGAAACAGAATAAGCCACTTAATTGTGGCTTTTATTTTTGGTTCAGGAGTTAAAAATGGGTGCAATAGAAATGGAGATAATAGCGGATGGTATTCTTCTGACTATTATCGGTTTAGTCCTTTTGGTCGCTATTTGCAATAGATAATAGGTGGAACTATGACAGAAACAGAAAATAAATACTTCGCAGTAAATGTTTATGATGAAAACAACATTTCATTTCACAAAACTGAAGAAGAAGCTAAAAAAGCGTGCTTGAACGGTGCGGAAGAATTGTACGATCATGCAACATATAATGACGATATTTCCCTCTATACTGAACAGGAACATAATGCAGTTTACGGTGTTGTTCTTGGTAAAGCTGAATCTAAAACTAGAGAGCTAAGCGAAGAAGAGAAGCAATCTTCTTGGTATTCTGAGTATGATTATCTTATTGAGCATCCAAAGATTGTTGAAATGAATCAAGAAAATGATTGGATTAGTGTGAAAGATAAACTTCCTGAAAATGGTCAACCTATTCTTGCTTGTAATAATCTAACGATGTTCATTTGTAAACGTTATAATGAATCCTGGTTCACAGATATTGGAATGCACTCTTGTGAAGTGACTCATTGGAGACCTCTTCCTTCTCTTCCAGAGGATTGATAATGACACTAGGTGAAATACAAGAGATGGCTTTTAATCTTCGTGAAGCCATTAAAGAATTTAACACAAAGAGTATGCCTAGTGGATTCTTTTTGTGTGAAGAACCAGATAGAACACTTCTAATTACAGATGAAGAAACAAACACTCAAACAATTGTGAGTCAAGAGCTTATGAACAAAACAAGATTAACAAAGAAAGAAATACTAGCTTTATTCGAAAGAGGAAGTTTTTAACTAACCTAACCGCAGAAATGCGGTTTTTTATTCCCAAAAGAAAGGATTAGAAAATGAAAGAGTTTGATTTAGAAAAAGCGTTAGCTGGTGAGCCAGTAGTGCTTAGAAATGGTGATAAAGCGTTTGTTAAATTTGTATTAGAAAATCCGCTTTTTGAAGATGATCAAGTTGTGGGTTTTCATATTGATAGCGAAGGTAAAGAAGAAGTTACTAGTTGGGGTAATAATGGAGTGCATATACCGAATACAAATAGTATTTACGACATTATTGGAATGTGGGAAGAGCCACGACCAACAGTAACGTTGACTTTACCCGCTCCAATTACATATCCAGAAGAAAATAAAAGATGCTACACAATCGTCATTAACGATGTTGATGCTTATGATGGTGATGGTAGTTTCGTTTCGATTTCTGATTGGGTGGCTGAAAAAGAAAATGGCGATTATGATTATCAGACGAAGCAAAGAATTATGGAAGGTTTGTTATTTGCTACCGAAGAAGACGCCCAAGCTTGGCTTGATGCCATGAAAAATGCTCGGAGATAGGAAAATGGGAGATCGTCCAGAATTAATCGTCTGTGCTGCGATTAAATTTGAAATAAGAGTGCCACTCAAAGAACGTAATAACAAGAAAGGTTTCGAATGGGTATTGCCAATGGTTCGTCATTATAGTCCAGATGCTCATGAAACTTTGGGCATGATTGATGACTATTACACCGAGCATGAAGTTCAACAAGGCTTTATCACAAATAAAGGTCGCTTTGTTGACAGAAAAGAAGCGCTGGAAATCGCAAAACAAAACAATCAAATTAAGTTCGATATTGGATACCCACCAGAAGAACTGTATAGCGAAATGCTTTATTAAGCCGTCCATGACGGCTTTTATTTATAGGAGGATTTATGGAAGTTAATATTTATGATGAATTCCTTAGCCCTTTAGAAATTCTATATATTACAGGTTACCTACAACCTAAAAGGCAAATGCAAAGACTTAATCAACTTGGGATTGCATTTATTCCACCTAATGGAAACACCAAGCACCCTATTGTTAGACGTGACTATTCAAATAAGAAAGCACACAAGTCGAGTGTTGCTAGCGAACAAAAAGCAAGAGTAGTATGGAGATCTAATGTATTAAATCAAGGAGGTTGATATGGGACGACCTAGAAAAAAAGAATATCAAGGATTACCTCAAGGGCTAGTTTGTAGAGTGAGAAAGAAAGCCGATGGAACAAAAGTAATGTATTACTATTACACAATGACTGATAAAAAAGAAAAGCCTCTTGGTAAGGATAAAAGGTTCGCTGTATTAGAAGCAGCAAAACTAAACGTACAGCAACATCAAGTAAGTAATAAGATTTTATTTATCGAAGTTCTCTCACGCTATGAAAATGAAGTTGTACCGACCAAAAAGGCCAGAAATACCCGCAATTCAAATATCCAAGCAATACGTAAGTTAACCCAATTTTTTGGCGACCCCCCTATTCCACTTGAAGATATAGAGCCAATCCATATAAGAGAATATCTTGAATGGAGAAAGGATGTAAAACCGACAGCAAATATAGAAATCGGGTTGTTTAATCATATCTGGAATACAGCTAGAGAATGGGGATATACAAATTCAATCAGCCCATCTACGGGAGTTAAAAAGTATAAAGTTCAATATAGAGATATTTATGTTGAAGATTACATTCTCGATAAAATATATGAGTGTGCTTCTGATGATATGAAGGATATTATTGATGTTGCATATTTACTTGGACAACGCCCTATTGATGTTGTGAAGATCCATAGCACTCATATTTATGATGGGTTATTACACATCACGCAACAAAAAACAGGGAAAAAAATCAGATTTGAAGTTATAGGGAGGTTAAGTGAGATTATTAAGCGAAGAATTACCGAAGAAAAACAATGGTTATTTGTAAATAAATGGGGTCGTAAATTAGAAAGGAGATCGCTTACAGACTACTTCAAAGAAACACGTAAAGCTGCAATGGAAAAATATCCTGAATTAGCTGATGAGATTGCCGTTGTTCAAATGAGAGATTTAAGAGCTAAAACAGCCACAGATATTTCATTAAAAGTTGATGATGAGTTAGCAAGAAAACAACTTGGCCACTCTTCTTCAAAAACAACACAAATATATATCAGAAAAGACAAGCCCATGAAACCCATAAAATAA